ATATACAACTAAATAAATGTTATAAACAAACTTTTTATAACTTATTTTTAATCTTTTTTTAAAATAATTTCTAACTGCTTGTAAATCAAACTATCTAACTGCATATTTACCGTAGTTCGGTCTGGCTAATTTATCATAAAGTCCATAACGGATGCTGTCAATTCCGTGATTGAACATATCGACAGGCACATTTAGAATGTTTCCGTTCTTGTCCTCTTGCCATTTATAGTTTCTAAATTCTTTAATTAAATTAACGCTGTCCTTTGTAACATTTAATTTGTATCGTTTCATCATATCTATACCGATGTTTATGCTTCCTGGTCCTTTTGTAGCTGGTTTAATATTCCAACCCATTCGATATAGCTCCTCTATGCTTTTTGGCTCTGCACTATCGGCAAATATTTCCTTTCGCTCTACTTCGTGAAACTTCAATTTATTACTTATATCTGAATTTGTCAATCCTTTTTCAAACAATAACTCTTTCAGATAAATGTTATCGCCCTGCTGGTAAATAGCTATTAAAGTTGTTGGATCATTCGTAAATCCAAAGTCCATACCGTAACTTAAAAACTTTGCTTCTGGTGGTACTGAGTTACATTCGTTAATTCTAAATATTAAGGCTTGTGATGAACCGATTTGACCTTGACCATATATTTTCCAATAGTTCTCATCAATGTTCTTTAATCGCTCTATTTCGGCTACTATTTCCTTTGATAGGAATAGATTGTCTTTGTAGGTTGTGATGTAAAAGTCTGCGTCGTCCCGGGGCTTTATCTTATCGTAAATGAAATGAAATTCATCTGAAGGATTGTAGTCCAGAATTGCCTTTTCAGTTGTTCTAAATATTAACTGTTGCCAGTCTTCAAAATATAGTTCGTTGGCTTCATTGATATACAAAACATCACGTTTGCGACCTCTTACCTTTTGTGGCTGGTCTAAACTTATAAACTCAAATAGGTTGCCTTCTAACTTGTATTCTGAATTGCTCTTATTGTGGTCTGCTTCTTCATACATATCATAATGTCGTAGTATATCGAAAAAATCCCTCATCGAACTTGCCCGAAGTGAAGGATATGTTTTTCTGCAAATGGTTATTGTTTTGCCTTTGTTCTTTAAAGCATAACCAAATATTAACCACATTAAAATATTATAGGTTTTACCGGATCGTGTTCCTCCTTGCTCTATTGTTATTCTCTTTGTTGAATTATCTAAATGCTCAAATACTTTATTGGTCTGTATCTTCATCTTTTGGTTTTAGTATTTCTACTTCAAACTTTCGCACCTGATGGCTGTTTTCGCTTTCAACAAATTGCATTGATAGTTTTTTCCTGTCTTCATCTTCGCATAAAACTTTAAACGCTGATATTTGTAAAGTAGCATTATCTGAACCTACCCATTTGTTTAGCATATAAGATACTGCTTTGCTCTTGTTAGTTGTGATTGCTTCTTTAATGCTCTCCGATTTATCCAATTCAAGATTATAAAACTGTGAATGTTGCAGGTCTGTATAATGTTGAAAAATGTGGTTAATCTTCATTATCTTGTGCTTTATTATTAACTTGAGTATTTCGGCTTCGTGTTGCTCTTTTGGTCTCATAATCCTACAAATGCTTTTAGTGGATAAAATATTAAACTGTTTCTATAACCGCCTTCAAAAGTTGGTATGATAGGTGTAACTCCGTGCATATTTCGCCACGCTGGATAAACTAAAATTGAATTGTCAACTTGTCCTATTGTAGCGTTATAATCTGGTACGTGCAAGTCTCCTCCTTTTGCGTTTTTTTGTTTACAAATTATTACGTTTACTGCTCCTACTATATTACCTGTATCACGATGAAACGGCGCAGATATATTATAGTTTGAAATTGAACTTGTGAACAGATTTGCAAATTTCCATTTGTCTGGCACTTGTTTAAATAATTCTATTTGCTGTTCGTATTGCTTTGGTAACAATTCTTTTATTAGTTGTTCGCTTTCTTTAGCTAGTAGTAACATAGCTTTTATAAATGTTTGTGCTGTTTTCACACCGTGAACGCTTGATAAATTTGGATATGGTCTTTTGAATTGTGCTTTAGGTGGTACACCTCCTAATATTGTAGAATATTGTGAAACTCTTTTTTTACCATCTTTTTTTAATTTTTCATATAATTCTTTTGTTGGAACTGAAGCTCTATCCATCATTGTTTTAGGAACATTATCATTTTTAAATTCTGCATTAGCCAAATCTGCTAGCTTACACATTTTTTCTGGCATCTGTTTCATATAAAACCCTATCGGTTCCCCATCAGCATAAAAGATACAATCTTCCGTTATATTGGGCTCAATGTATTCGCATTCTTGTCCCACCTTTCTATTGTGTTCTACTTTGATTAAATCTACTCTTTTCATATCTTATTTATTAAATGCAAAAACATTAGTACAAGCAGGAAACCAAGACTTTTGCCACGTGTCATAGTCTCTGCTTTTGAATTTTCCTGTATTACCAACATCTTTTAAATCGTTATATTCTTTTTGTTGTTTTTCAATTATATTCCAAAATCTTGGTAAACTGTCATCAATGTCAAAACTCCATTCGTAAACTAATTTCTTAAATATCTTTTTTGTGTTTTCTAAAATAAGCATTTCAGCCCCTTCAATATCCATTTTGCAACAATCAAAGTTTTTCGCCTCCTTATCAAAATTAATGCAAGGTACTTTTATTCCTTTGTTGTTCCATTTCTTTACTATTGAATTTCTCCAAACGTTACCATTATTTCCTATAAATAAAACTAATTCTTTTGTATCGTTATGAACCAAAGCATATTGTTTTACCTCTGCTTGAAAATTATTTAATTTAAGGTTCTTTTTTATCATTTCACAATTATATGGATCGGGCTCATAAACTGTAACCTTTGCCCCTTTTGAACAAGCCAATAAGGTAAACGCTCCTACATTACCACCGCAATCCATCCAAGTTTCATTAGGTTTTATTTCCATACCTTTTTTTAAGTATGTTTCATTTCCTATAACTTCATTAAAAGTTTTAAGGTCGGACATTCCTTCTCGATGATAAAATTTTATGCCTTTTATTTCTGACTGTAAAACTTTCATATCTTTTCTTTTTCAGATTTTAAATATTCCATTATCATACCACCTACATAAGCATTACGCTCCCTCCAAAACTTTACTAATTGATAGGCATCTTCATAGTGCTCTGCTTCAAATTCTATCTGTATTGCTTTCTTTACTCCGTTGGTCATATCTTCTAACTGACTTGAAACATCATCATCATCTAATAAAGAATAATCAACATCTGGTGCTGCTTCCCAAACATCCAAGCCCCATTCATTTAACTGTTCGCTTTCCCATTCATTAGCTAATATATCCCAATCCCATTCTCCACCGCTTACATTGTCTTTAATTAAAAATTCTTTTTGTTGCTCTTCTGAAAGGTCTGTTATAATAATTGGTACTTCTTTTAGCCCTGCTTCTTTGCAAGCCTTATATCTCATATTACCACCCAATATAACCATTTTTTTATTGACTACAATAGGTCGTATGTTTAGCATTTCTGGAAAGTCTTTTACTGATTGAACCAGCTTTTTAAACTTGTCATCTTTTATCAACCTCGGGTTGTTCGGGTTTACTTTTACTTCTGATATTTTTACTGTTTGCATATAATTTAGTTTTGATTCATTTCGCTTTCAAATATTAACCATTCAGTCTTGCCTTCAAAAAATAGTATTCTAGCTATAATACTTTGTTGTACGTTGTCTAATGTTTTAGGTCTGGTCTGTAATGGCTTTATTCGCTCTTTCTTTATTATTGTTTTTATTGTCTCTACTTTTACACCGCATACCTTTGCTAATTCAGATAGTTTTAAATGTTTACCCATAATAACTAACACAGTTGTTTATTTGCTCTATTTTGCCTTTATCGTTTATCTCTTCTATTCTTTTTAATAAACTATACTTCGGGTCAACCGTTTGCATTATCGTGTCTCTTATCGCTTCTAAATGCGTTTTTCTTTTTCTAACTTCTGCAAATAGTTTCACGTTGTGGTGTATTGTGCAATGAGTCATAGTCTTTCCGAAAAAGTTAAAATGGTCACGTACATCATATAACGTCATTTTTAAATCTTTGTGCAGGATG